AGACACCAACACCACTTACACCGCTGGTGATGGGCTTGATCTGACCGGCACTGTTTTTAGTGCAGACCTAAAGGCAAACGGCGGTCTGGTTATCGAATCAACCGAGATTGCTGTTGATCTTGGCGCGTCTGCAATTACTGGAACACTTGCAGTTGGCGACGGCGGTACTGGCGCAACGACCTTGACCGGCATCTTGAAAGGCAACGGCACCAGTGCATTTACTGCCGCCACCGAGGGTACTGACTACCTATCCAACAACTCAACTGTTGACGGTGGAACGTTCTGATGGCAAATGTAATCCGTCACAAGCGCGGCACCAGCGATCCTGTTGCTGGTGATTTCAGCCAAACTGCTGAACTGCTTGTCAATACAACAGATGGCGGCCTGTTTACCAAGACAGACGGTGGTTCAGTTGTTGAAATTGGCGCTTCAGCGGCGGCAGCCGATTATCTCAGCAACCCGCAAACGCTTTCGTCTAACACAACGATTCCGTCCAGCACTAATGCTGGCGTGCTTGGGCCAAGTTACACTATCGCTACAGGCGTCACGCTTACTATCTCAACCGGCTCTTTCTTTAGGGTGATTTGACATGGCTGGAACGCTGATCGCAGACACAATCCAGCATTCTGATGCTACGTCTACCGCGACGAACGTACTGGCGGCAACAAATGCAGCGCAGAGCTTTACCGCGCAGCAAACCTTCGCTGAGCTGAAGGAAACAACCTATAGCTTGACTGGAACGGACATCGATCCAGCCAACGGCAGTATTCAGAGTAAGACTGTCGCGGCAAACACTACGTTTACCGAATCGCTTGAAGCCGGTCAGACTGTTGTGCTGCTGCTCAACGCTGGAGCGAGCTATACAATCACCTGGCCAACGTTGACCTGGGTGACAAGCTCAGGCAATAGCGCACCAACACTGACTGCAAACGATGCGTTTGTGTTTTGGAAAGTTAGCACTACTTTGTATGGTGCGTATGTTGGGAGCTACGCCTGATGTTAGGTAAAGCGCTGCAACTTGCTGCTGGTGGCAATTCTGTTGCCGGTGGCGTTACTTGGCCTGACATAAGCACCGCAAGCTTTGTGCGGTTTGACTATGTTGTTGGTTCAGGAAATGACGTGCGCGGCGTATTTTTTAAGCCTGACGGAACTAAGATTTATACTTGCGAATTCGGTGATTACATCAGACAGGCAACGCTATCAACAGCCTGGGACATTAGCACACATGGAAGTTCTGACTACGATCTGCTTTCAAATCAAACGCATAACGGAAACCCTTCGGGTCTTTTTATCGGAAATAATGGAACAGAGCTGTATGTGACAGAAATTAGCAGCGGTCATTACGTGGTTCAATACACCATGAGTACAGCCTGGGACTTGAGCACAGCATCTTACACCAGAAAGTTTGACATTTCAACACAAGTAATATATGCGCGTGGTGTGTGCTTCAGCGAAAATGGAACGCTTATGTTTGTCAATGGTGTAAATAGTAACATAATCAAATACACATTATCTACGGCATGGGATATTTCAACAGCTAGCCACAGTCAAACAAGTTCATCATACAATAACTTAACGACTGCGGCACTTGGAATGTTTATGAAGCCAGATGGAACAAGATTTTATCTTGTAGACAGTATAAATGACAAAATACACCAATGGAATAACGACAACTATCCTTACGATGTCACCACTGACATTGGTGTCACCACTGATGATGATTTTTCCGTAGCTGCACAAGAAACAATTCCCAACTGCATATATATCTCTCCTGACGGCAATCACTTATACTTAGGCGGTGGTTCTGGTAACGGCATCGACCAGTATTCTCTGGGTTAAAACTCATGTTCGTCAAAGCTTCTGGTAACGCCGTTGAGCGTTTCCCGTACACGATCAGCGATTTGCGTCGTGACAACCCGAACGTATCGTTTCCTGCAACCGTGCCAGACGCGGAGCTTGAAACTTATGGTGTCTATCGCGTCACGCCTACAACCGCACCAGACACAAATCCACGCACTGACACGCTTGAGCGCAGCTGCAGCCTTATCGATGGAACGTGGACTGAAGTCTGGACCAAGGTGCAGCTTGACTCTGCTGTAGCAGCAGAAAACATCCGTGAGCAACGCAACGAACTGCTTGCTGAAACCGACTGGACGCAGCTGTCTGACTCTAGTGTCGCGTCAACTTGGACGGAGTACCGCCAAGCCTTGCGGGATGTTCCCAGCCAAGAGGGCTTCCCTTACAGTGTGACCTGGCCAACGAAGCCGTCCTGATGGGAGTCAAATCACGCACAGGTTTAGCACGGGTTGAATTTCAACCTGGCAAACCTAAAAAAACTCGCCAAGGAAATGGCAAAAATAGTAAACCGCATGGTACGCGCAAACTGCCACGAGGTCAGGGTCGATAAAACTTAAAAAGTTGCTGCAGGCTGAAGTAGAGCGTTTGCGGCAGCGTCAGTTCTGTCGATAAACTGAAGTCAGCAGTTCGGAGAACGCCGTGGATTTCTTCTCCGGCATCGCAACAGTCATAATTTCTGCTGGCGTCGGTGCTCTGTGGAGGCTTGATAAGCGCAGCAGTGTGATGGATGCACGTATCACGTTGGTGCTGGAGCAGATCACGGCATTGCGTTCAGACCATAAAGAAAGGTTGGATGATCACGAAAAAAGGTTGAGAGCTTTAGAGCAGGCTGACTAGACTAGGTCTGCTTCTGTAATCGTCATGGAAGACCTGATCACGCATCCAGCTTTTTGGATTGTTGTTGCTGCAGCCTCTGAGCTGATCGCGCTGTCTCCTCTGAAGGACAACAGTGTTATCGGCTTGGTATTCACTGCACTGCGTGCAATCAAGTCAAAAAAGGGCTGATTCCCAGAGATGGGATGTGGCTATGGCGCTTTGACACGTTGAGTGATGCAGAGCGCCTGCATCGTGCTGTGCGTGCGCAAAAGTTTTACGCAACCTTGCCCAGCAAGATCGATCGGGCCATTGAAGAGGCTTCTGAAGTAATCGATTTGGAGCTTGAGCGCGAGAAACGCAGGCCAAAATACAGCGAAGAGCTGAAAGGTCAGACCCCACTTGGTGGGTACATGCAAATCAAATCAAGGTTTAACGATGACGAAAACCCCGATCCGGCTGCTTGATCTGTTCAAGTATTTCAAGTCAAGGCCCCATCAGATTGCTGCAATTGGAGAGCTAGAGGCTGCGATCCTGAAGGCTGACTCTACGCTGCTGAATCGAGACCAAGAGTGGTACAACACCTGGACGACATCAATCAAAGAACCGACCACTGAGTGGCTGATCACAAGGCGTCAGATTGCAGAGATTTCGGGTCATAACGAAGCATTGTTTGATGATGCTTTCATGAACGACCTGAATTGTTTGGTTCGTGCAGCCAACATGACAAGTTTGAATCAGCGGCGAATGCTTGTCGCTCAAACCTGTCACGAAACGGCAGGGTACAAGTACATGACTGAGATTGGCGATCGTGCTTATTTCACACGCATGTATGACAATCGCTCAGATTTGGGAAATGGTGTTGGTGACGGATACAAATATCGCGGCTGCGGTGTTATTCAATTGACTGGAAAATACAACTTCAGCAGGTTCAGTCGTTGGATGGAGAAGAGCGGAATGAAGGACGATAGGATCATGGAAGGCACAGATTATGTTGCCAACAAATATCCATTTCTTTGTGCCATCTGCTGGATTGAGGAGAATAACTGGGCAGTGTTGTGTGATCGAGGAGACATCTATGAATGCACCCGTCGTCTGAACGGTGGCTACAACGGCATCGACGACCGGATCTACTATTACGAGAAGGCGAAGAAGGTGATCACCCATTAGAGGTCGTAGTAGTCTTGGGCCGACTTGTTCCTGCTCATGACTGTCCTTTGCGACTGGGAGATTGCGTCTCTGTGTGAGGCCAGCCAGCTTGTGTGGCCCTTTCGGCCTGAGCTGGTCAACCCAGCCTCGATCGATGTCACGCTGGGCACTGAGCTGCTTGTAGAAGTCTCAGATCAAAAGGACCTGATACGGATCGACATCTCTGAGCGCACTGAAGATGACCCGTACATGTTGATGCCGAAGGAGTTCGTCCTGGCGCACACCATGGAGAGCTTCAACATCCCTGCAGGGCTTTCGGCTCAGTTCGTGCTGAAGTCTTCAAGGGCTCGCGAGGGATTCACAAATGCT